GGTCTTCTGCCCTTCCTTCGCACCCAGTGTATAGTCCGTCAGAGATGTATTCTAAGACCACATTTTTTCCTCCTACAGTAGAGTCAAATTGTATGATTCCCCTAGAGGTGTCTATATTAAACTTACCGTTAGGGAAGCTCCTACTTGCGTCCTTATTAGGGGCAAACTTATTACACACCTCGTAATGTCCTCCGCATGATCCTGAAGAACATTACTAGGGCTTACTAATGATATATTCTGCCTGTTAGGCTCTAGTGGGCATCCACTTTCGTCAAATAGTATTTCGTACTCATTATCTTGAAGGTATTCCTTAGCAACACTAAAGCTGGTGTCTACAGCCATAGGATGTAACAATCCGTTGTCATCCACCCAAGAGATACGTGCGTAGTTGATATAATCAGGGGGTAGTGTTATGTTTAGTGCAGGTTCTACTTGATTGGCTGCCCCTGCTACAGCAATGACTTGTTCCTCTCGTATATTTATCCCGAATAAAGCTAACATTCTCATTACTACGTTACTAAATTCTGATTCATGTAATTCGAAGTTTTGAAAGTCTGGGCTAGAAGGGTCAAACATTTCTATGTTGGCGATCTCTCTGTAAGTCCACTTAGGGTCTTTAGGGGTTCTAATATATCTTATATCAATGCTCCCTATAGTTACAGGAAAAACTCTGATAAAGTCTCCGAACCTTTCGTATACTGGATACGTAGTTGTAGGGGCTACTTCTGTCATATTAGCGTAACCAATAGAACTTCTCTTTATTTCTTCTACCACTCTAGGTAGTGACCCAGTAACATTAACTACTATTCCGTTATGTTCTATAAAGTATAAGTCAGTAGGTACATTAAACTGAGTTCCGTTAAGTGTTAGTGTTTGAATAGCACTAAACTGATCAATCCTTTGTCTTTGGTTAAATGCTAGGTTGCTGTAACTTTCATTACTTACGCCTCTGTTCTCTTTGTTATCATCTCTATTGTGATCCTCGAAATACTCTCTGTATATTTCATCCTGAATTGTCTTCGCTAGGAGGTTAAATTCAGTAGGAGTTACGTGACCTTGTATCTCTTTGTTAAGTAAGGTCTGTAATGTCTTATAGACTGTATCGACTGCAATCATATAATATTTTCTTTAGTAACTACAAATATACTGAAAAAAGCCCAACGGTTTAGTTGGGCTCTATTTTCTGTGTGCATTAGTTATGTTGGAATTAACTTCTAGCTTTTAATTCGTCTGACACAAGTAGTCCGTCATCAGTTGTTAGGTAATTTGTGAAGAACTCTATAGTATCTACAGACTGGGGAGCAGTGGCAATTACTTTACCTTCCTTAGCCCATAAGATAGCTTTACCATTCTTAGACTTCTTTAATAAACCTTGTTTGATAGAATTTAAAACTAAGTACTTACGGTAGATGTAGTCGTTATCAAAGATATTTACTTCCATATTATCGTCTACGAAATACATAGGATCTCTTTCAGCTTCTAAGTATAACTTACGCTTAAGCTCCTGTAATCCTAGCTTGTTAGCTTCTACTACAGACCCACTGATTGTTGCTACGATAGCAGATAATGTTATAAGGCCTCCCTTCTCCTTACTTTTATCACGGATAGCTTGTTTGATGTCCATAATGATTTCATCCATAGCAATAGCTTGTTCTGCCTCTATTTCATCATTCACTTCCTCAAACCAGTTACCTCCATTCTTTACGTTACTCGGATGAGCATCTAAGAACTGCTGGGTTACTACATCTGTATGTGGTACCTCTAAGTACCCTGTTAAAAATATGATGGGTTCTACTAAAGCGTGTTCGCTTTGGTCTTCTACAAAAATAGATCGCTCGTTAGGACAATGCCTAATAGCTCTATTTCTTTTTTCTGATTCATCAAATACTAATAGAGAGCGACTTCTCCCTACTTTTAACATGAAAGATTCTCCAGATTGGTCATCGGCCATTCTATAAGTCTTATCGACTAGTTTTTTTACTTCTTTTTTTACTGGCATTTTATTAGATTTAAAGTTTATATTAAAATAAAGAAATAAAGGAGGTACAGTAATACCTCCCCTATCCTTTTATGTATGATTTATAGACCTACTTTTAGTCTTCGAAGATCATGAAGTTGTTAGCACCTACAGTACATAACATTCTTTCAGAAAGGTGGTGTGTGGACATTACATCTCGATCATCAGTAGGAGTATCGATTCCAACCGAACCGGTAACATAGGTTTTATACTTACGATTTTCGCCTCCAGCAACTTTATATTTTTGCTCAAGGAAAGGGGTAGTAATTTTGTCTCCGGAACCGCTTCTTGGGTTATACTCACCTTCGTAAACTTCTTTAGTTCCTACTGGTAAAAGCACACCTCTGATTTTTCCACCTACTACGTCACCTAACAATGTTGGGTCATTCAATAGGGAATAATCAGTTTTGAAGAAGTTATAGGTACCTCTTGTGAACCCTTTGAATCCTAGGTTTACAGTCATATCCTTATCGTTATCGAAGATCCCGTAAGATACACCTGTAGCGTAACCTGCATTGAGCTGACCTAGTAAATTATCAATTGCTAAAGATTGATCACGATCTACGTAGAACATGTAATCCTGAATCTTACCTTGAGCGTCAAAACGCTTAAGAATAGAATCCCAATCAGTTAAGGCCCCAGCAACACCTTGGAAACGATTACCTCTTTTACGAATTGCTTCGAAAAGACCTTCTGTACCGTCATATCCAGCAGCGTTAGCAGCAGATCCGGCTTCAGCTCTCTCTCCTAAGATCATAGAAAGTTCCATACGGTCTTCCCATCGTCTACGTGTGTCACGCTCAGACTGTAGGTACCAAAGGTATCCACCTTCGTCAGTTTCGATCCAAGAGAAGTTAGTAGCATCAGATCCGTTTACTTCGTAGATATCTTTTTCGATAATTGGCTTATTATTCAAGATGGTTACCTCAGTCTCTAATGAACCTTGGGCCCCGTTAGTTCCTTTTCCGTACTCAGAGCCGTACACGAAAGCTGTAATGCCTGTGGTCCCCATAGCTCCGAATCCAGTATTTTTATAAGGAGCAACTGTAAAAGTGTCATTATCTACAGCGATAATAATACCTTTACGTTTAATGGTACCATCAGATACGTGAACTGTTTCGTTCAAACGGAATACGTGGTTAGCTTTTGTAAAAACATCTCCTGCACGAGCTACATCTTTGTACTTAGTGTGAAGACGACCTTCCTCAGACCATACGTACTTGTCAGAAGAGAATCCGCTTTCAGTACCGAACATGTGAAGCATCCCAGCTATAGATTGTTTTCCGTAGGTCTGAGCGATCTCCTCGTGTGCTTCCAAATCATATACAGAAGTATAATCATATACAGAAGTATAGTTTGTTCTAGTTTGTACTTTCTTAGAGCTTGGAGCAATTTTGAAAGTAGGTGAATTTAGTAATGCCATGATTTATTTTTAATATGTTATTGTTTAATATCTACGTTTAATCCCAATCTTTGATTGTCCTAGGTAACTATCAAATCCTTCTATCTTACCTCTCTTCTTATTAGAACCCTGTTGAGAATTCATTTGTGTTTGTTTATCTAGAGTGATATTATTAGTTTGCTTTGATAGGTCTTCCTTACCTGCGTTTAACCCTTGTTCGTATGCTAACTTCATCATATCATCGAAATGCTTTATCTTAGCTCCATCTGAAACTATTGTTTGATGGTTCCAAGATCCGTCACTGTTTTTCCAATGTGGCATATCAGAAATGAAATTAGGTAAATCTTTCTTAGACTCTTGCGGAACTCTAAAGTTGATACTCAAATCATCACTAAGTTTCATGGTTACATTCTCCATAGCAGAGCTAGCAGAAGTTACGCCTTGATTATACTCTTGTTGTAATGCTTGGTACTTCTCATTTTGAGATTTAACACTCCTAGCAAAATCTAACTCCTGTTGTACATCAGGGGTAAGTTGAGCACTAGTGTTAGCAGGAGTACTAAACTCCAATCGCATCGTGTCTAGAACAGCTCTACCTTTAGTAGCTAGCTTTTTTAATTCTAGTTTTTTAAGACTAATATCAGAATCTAGGTCATCGTCGCTCTCAACGAACTTCTTTAACTCTAGGTTGACTTCAGCATTTGTTAGAGTAGGATATTCATGTTGCAAGAACTCCTTTGCAATATCCAAGTCACTCATTGTGCTATAGTCCTTCTGGTATCTAGCAAAGTCTTCAATTGGTCGGCCTGTTTTAGCTCTCCATTCATATAACTCTTTTAGATAAGGGTCTTTATCAAGGGGGTTCTCCGGTTGACTAAGTAGCTGATCTAGGTTATCTACATTTGTTCCCAGCTTCTCGCTTAGGTATGATTTAACCAAATCATCATTAATCTGAGGGGCTACCTCTTGAACAGGTTCAGTGATTACACTAGGTGCATTCAAAGAATTGTTTTCTTGTACTCCAGTTGATACTGGAATCTCTGTATCTTGACTAGGGGCTACTTCCGTTGTAGGGGCATTCGCTTCTACTGGAGCTACAGGTTCACTATCACTAGTATTTACTGTGGGTTCTGTAACCTCTGGTTGTGTTTCTACTTGTTGGTTCTCCACAGGACCCAGTCCGCTAGGGTCTACCTCTGGGGTTGGTGCGTTCTTTTTGAACCCACTGATTGATAATCCACTCATAATTAATTTTATTTATAGTATTGCAAATATAATAAATTTTTTCTATGGGTAGACTTTTAAAATCCACCAAAGTCACTGAGATCCATACCTCCTGTAATAGAGTCCTCTCTTGACTCAAACCTAGGGGCAGGTTTATTTAATTTCTTCGCCTCGTCTAGTTTGGCAGTATGGTTACTTTGTAGGGTTACTCGTTCGTCCTTACGCTTTTCCTTGAACTCTTCTTTCCCCATCTGAGAACTAACTTCTATACTCTGTAACTGCATGTTGTAATTAAACTCTTGTCCCATAAGCTCGGACTTAGCCATCTTCTCAGCCTCTATCTTAGCCATCTCTGCTTGACTCTTAGCTTGTACTAACTGTAAGTCTGCTTGACTCTTAGCTTGGATCTCCTGTTGTTTAGCCTGAGCTGCTCTCTCTGCTGCTTCTACTTGGGTACTCATTCTTACTTCTTCCAACTGTAACTCGTGCTGCTTCTTCTCTCGCTCCCTCCGTACACGTCTGGTCTTAAGTAATTCGTTGGCCAGTTTGATGTTCTTTACGTTACGTATGTCTATAGCATCATCTAGTGTAATAATCTGCTGCTGTATAGCTTGATTAATATTATTTTCTAGGTGTTGTTTCTCCTCCATATCTGGCTTCAAAGTAATATTGATTCCTAGGTCATGTAGGTGGTAATCCTTAAGGGACTTTAATATGTTTACATTAATCTTACCAATAGCGTTTAAGTACGCATTCTTAAGATCAGAGTACTTGAATATATCTTTTAGTCGTAAGGATAGTGCTTCCCCTAACTTCTCAGAAGTAATTAAGCAAGAGTCTAGTACGTGCCTTGTAGCAGTATTTGAGTTAGCAGCAGCTTGTTGTTGTATTCCTACCAAAGTGTCTGGGTGCGGTAAAGATGCGTCAGCACCTTGTGGTACACCAATAGCATCTCTTATTAGATTAATGTAATGGTTATAAGAACTGATCATTCTATCTATTCCGTCTACTACTCCATTTTTAAGTTCTGATATAGGTTGCATACCACCATAGTTCAGGTCTCCTCCTGTATCCCTAGAGCTAAACAGCACGTTACCTGTTTGGTCGTATATCTTAATTAACTCTAGTGGTGTTAGTACGTTACCATCTCCCATACTTATCTCGTTAAGGCCGTGTACATCAATAGATATACCATTCGGCCTAGACTTAGCAATTAGTTGTTGTAACCTTATATGTATCTGTTGTGCTTGATCAATGTATGTAATTACTCCTCCTAATAAACTACGAGTTCTATTCTGGTATATCTCTGGGGCATGTATAATATAATTAGGTACTGTACGATTAAGATAACCCTTTGGTCTAATCATGTTCTCACACAATCCATAATTAAATAGGGTATCTGTACCAATGACATAACTCCCCTCGTACCAAACCTCGATTCTTTTCTTTACTACGTCGTACCCTTTGTATGCAGGGTCAGGCTTATCAAAATCACTAGTCTTCTTAGTCATCTTAAAGCCACCATTCTTAAGGTATTTTTTCTTGTGGGTAACAGTATTAGTACTCTTAAATGTAAAGTGCATTACATCTACCATAAGATTTTCGAAGTCTTCCTGTCTGTACTGATTATTGTCTTGAGTGTTGCCTTGATACCTAGACCATTGACTAGTTGTACCAGCCATTGCTTTCAACTCTTCTTTGGTAAACTGCTTTCCAGATAGTATTTGAATATCGTGTAATGTCATTCTCTCTACCTCTCCGAAGTAATGCACGTCCTTGAAGTCTTTGTGTTTAGGGTAAGAATAAATTAAGTCGGCAGGGTCTACGTATTTTATAGTGATCCCTTTTCTTGGGTGAGTCTGGTGCTTTATCGCACCAATTCCGATCGTAACTATGTCTTCTATAAAACTCTTCTTTATATCTTCGTAGTCATTAAGTTCTAATGTGTACGATATAGCCTCCTCTGCTGCGATCTCGATAGCTGGTTTATACTTAAGTTTCATAAACAGTTCTATCTCCTCTAGTGTCTCAGGGTATTCTTCTGCCCCCTGTGGTGATAGATCAACCCCTAGAGATTCCTTAGCTTTCTCCATCATTGGCTTAGCGATAACTAGATTCTCTAAGAATTCTTTTCTGCTATTCTTTAAGTCTGTGGAATATTTGTCTGTGGCCTCTGCTCTAATATCGAACAGTCTTTCTGACATTTGATTAACAATAAGCTTAACAAATTTTGGAGCTATCTGAATAGGTCTCCAATCGTAGTTTGTGTACGTGTCGTCATCACCATTGAGCATATCTTTATACCTCTTCGTGTCTTGCTCTCCTCTAGCATATAACCTTAAGTTGTGGTATTTGTTTCGTTTTTCTGTATACGAACACGCTCCCCCCGAACCTACTTCTGGTCTGTAGAACCACTCTTGTAGTATTTTCCATCCCATTTTTAGTCCGTACTCCTCTTTAGCTTTTTCTTCGTCAGTAGCTAGAGGGTCAGGGAAGGAGGCGTTTTTTAATTTTGTTCTTAATTTTTTGTGGTTATTCATACCATAAATTTTATCTATAACAAAGATATTAAAAATAAGGTTATCTTATGGTTTTACTGAAGTTACCTTTATTGGTATACCTTTTCAATAATCCCATCCCTATTACATTTTTAACTTTTACTTCTTTCTTAGGTTTATATTTCTCGGCTCTACATGCCATGATAGCTAGTCCACTAGATATAGTAGCATCGTAGTCTGTCCTTTTGTCGGGGTTAAATTTTAACCAATCATTCAGAGTCTCGTTAAAAGGCATTGTACCCATACCGGTTATTTCTCCTGTTTCTGGGTCACTGATTTCTCCTACATATTTTTGTATCCAAGCCCCAATAGCGTTAAGATGAGAATCTAATATATCCTTGCCTGACATAGTTTGTCCTCCGTATTCTAACTCGTTAGCATTTAGTTTATGTTTATCTAGCCTGTTCATGGCAAACTTTCTGTAGCCTCTGTTTCTCATGTGCCTTAGTAGGTCTACCCTATTACTTTCTACAAGTATCGGACTTCCATAATATCTGACACATTTAATTACGTCCTCAAAGAATATCGTCTCATCATTTGGTCTAGCAATATACTCCAGTACAAATTGATTAGGTGGGGCCCCTCCTTCAGGAAATAACATAGTAAGGCCATGTAGTCCCCCTTTAGATCCGTTACCGTGAGTACTCTTCAAAGAAAATGGGTCACACCCAAATCTTACTAATTCTTTATTCATAGGGTAGAATAAGTCTCCTACTTTACCTACATTATTAGCTAGGTGGTCTGTACCATCTACTTTAGAAGGTAACCAAGAGATTTTAAATCTACCATTGTGCTCAGGGTAGAAAGCTACGTCACCATCCTTTACTCCGTCAACCCAATCAAAGTTACCTACAACATATCTTTTCTCTTCTGGAATACTTCTGTTGTATTCTATTTGGTCTGTTAGTTTAGTCATGTTGAATACGCACTCTGTACTCTCATCACGCATCATGTTTTCTAACGTTCTTGGGTATGTCCTAAGTTGTTCGTTGTAAGCGGTGTCACCTTGTTTCTTCTTCTGTGCTTCTACTGCTATAAGATACTCTTCTGATCCCATTAGTATAGGTTCTCCGAATACGTTCTTAACTCCTTTGGGTGGTTTAGTCACCCAGCACTTACCATATATATCAGTGAATGCCTCCATGTTATTTTGAGCAGGTAAGAAGTGGAAGTAAAGGGCTGTGGCAGTTTTTTGTGTTAGGGGGTCTCTATCTTTTACGTGTGAACCTCCTATTAGTTCTATTCCGACATCTCCCCCCTTAGAATGCTTCCCCATAGTAGACCCGGCTAACATCTTTCCTACTACTCTCCCATTAGGCATTAATGTTGGTGCTACCATTCCTAAGTGAGTTATGACATTATTTGGTGAAGGGATTTTAAAAATTTCGTCAAGTAGGTACGAATTTAATTTAATACTATCATACGATCCATTCTTAGTATTACGCCAATCCATACTAGTATTAAGATAATCTGAGATTTGTATATCCTTAGATTTCTTTGTTCTTTTACTGTTGTCAGAGGGTTGACCAAAAAATAACTCTTTAGGGGAGTCTAATTTTCCCCTCACAATCGGTCTAAACCAAAATGGAAGATTAAGAAACATATACGAAATTTTAGCAAAGGCCTCAGACGCATCTTCTCCAGTTTTACTCATAAGGCCATGTTTGGAGTTTTTCATTGATGTGGCTCTATTCATAATAGACGCGATGGCACAATAAGTAAACCCTGTACGTCTACTTTTACCGAATAACATCCCTAGAGACCTAGGATCAACTAAACAAGCCTCCATAAAATAAAACAAATCCCTTTGTGCTTCCCTGTAGTTCATAAAGCCTCCATCATCCAACATCTTACAATATTGTAAAGCAAAGTAATTATGTCCCGTCAAATAAGTAGGCTTACCATTATTCATAAACCAAACTCCTTCTCTCCTTCGTCTAAACTCCCCTAGAATAAAATCTTCGTATTGGTCTACATTGCTTGTGGTTATATTCGGTAACTCAATTCTTCTCCAATACTGTTCTTTCTTTTCTAAATCGTTAAATAAGATCTGTGATTTATCTTCCGGTACCTCTGGTAAATATATGCTCAAATCCGATATTACTATTTTCTTACCCTTAGTGGACTTAGGGTCTATAAATACAACACCCTTCTCTGATAGTTTTTCTTTATGATAATCTTCTGCTGGATAAAACTCTCCCTTAGCATATCTTTCTGGGTACCCTAGAGCAAACTCTCTTTCTTTGAATTCTAAGTCTCCTGTCTCTAGTTTATCTCGTAGTTCCCTTAGCTCTCCGTCAATATCTAGTATTGCTTCAAGTAGTACTGGTTTAGCAGATATGGCAGCAGCATGTTTATGTGAGTCTAGGTCTTTGAAGTTAATCTCTTCCTTAAGTGCGTTACGAAGTACTTTAATAGATTGATCTCCTGCGTCTACTACTCTCTCTACGTAAGATATGATCTTTTCAGTAGATGGCTTATTGGGAGAATCAATCCACCTGTTAATCATCTTCTTTGCTCCGGTTAGTGAATCAAGTTTAGACTTAGCAATAGACTTCATCCTATCTGCATCTACGTCATCCATTGTAAGGTTCTTATATTTAAGTCCTTCAATAATTACGTCTAAAGCTAATTCTATTTCTTTATATAACCCCTTCATCCAATAGTATTGTAATATCAGTATTCTTCATCTTATATAGTATCTTATCGTCTATCTCAAACTCATATTCTGAGTACGGTGAAAACACTATTATATCTCCTTTATTAACACCCATCTCCTTAAGAGAATTATTGTTGTAGTACACCTTCCCTAATTGCTTAATATTTCCTTTGTGGGTGTTACTACTTCTCATGGAGTCGCTAATAGACAGCTTACCTATAGACTTCTCTGACTCATCCTTAATAGGCTCTACAAATACAAACGGATCAAATGATTCCCATTCATCGTCTCTTTTGAAAGCAAATATCTCAGTAAGTGGAATAAAGAATAAATTATCTTTTATCCAGAAGCTACTAGGTACTAGTTTACCGCTCATCCCATTCCTGTAGCGAAAGATGTTGTGGTGGCTAATAATCTTATCTCCCTCTTGTAACTTAACAAAGTTGGGGCAAGCCACTACTTCAGATACTCTATTTATACTAGATACAGTCTCTATACTATTATTAATAATCAAAGAGTTTCCACCTTTGGTAGTAATATTATTAAGATATGTGTTATCAATCTTTACAATTACGTGGTTTATCGCTTTCATGCTTACTCAAATTGAATATTGCTTTCTACAACTGTTGGTAACCCACTAATTTGTTTCCAAAGTACCTTCTCTTTATCATTAGCAATGTATATGTTGTAAGCAATTATCCCCTTTTTACCTAGTTTTTGATCTAAAAGTATATCTGTAATTGTGTATCTGACACCTGCAAGATTCAGGTCTTTTCCTCTTTGGTAGTGCATGGCCCCATTAGGGTAGTCACTACCTATCGATATTTTTCGTATGTCCATTCTAATTTATATTTTAATATGTACAAATATAAGAAAAAAACAAAAGTGCCTTACTAGGCACCCTGTCTTAAAATTATACATCTATGTAAGACTACTACAAAGTTCTTATCTATTGTTCCCTCTGCTACTAACAGGTCTACCATTTCTTGTACTTCAGTGTCGCTATACTCTCCTACTAAAGAGGTTTTTAAATCTATAGGTGTAAGTATATCTATCTCTTTTTCTTCGTAATCGTGAAATCCGTCTTCTTGTGTCTGCGCTGTGCCGTCCTCATTATAGAGTGGTTTTATTTCTATTTTTGATGTTAGTATAAACGTGTCTACTGCTACTATAATAGTCTTACTTAGTGGTTGTATTGTAACTCCTTTAGGAGATATTAAGAAAGCTAATGTACCTGTGTTATCCTCTGAGATGAGATCAAGGCTGACTTCGTTTACTGTTTTTATAATTTTCATCTTACTTATTTATTATTGTTATTTTTACATGTTAAAATATATCGTACCTGCTGCAAAGCCTACTGTATTATTTAGGGCTACCACTGTACCTGTCAAACCAGTTCGTATTCTTAATAAATTACCGTCTCCTGTATTACTAACAAGTTGTAATTGTGATTGAGAAACTCTATGTCCTACCGGTAATGTAAACAAGGTATTACCTGAAACTACACTATTTAAATTAAAAAATCTAATAGCTAACTTATCTCTGGAGATAGAATATGTAACAAATGTGGCGGCTCCGTTGTCAAGGGTTACTGTTGTTGAAGGGACATTTTGTGTGTTGGCTAGGTTACCTAATATATCCGATGTTACATAATCATTTGTTATGCCTGACTCTTGTGGTAGAGGGTTTGTAGGTATAGTTATTTCCTTTCTCCAAAAATCGAACCTATAAGATCCATTATTTGTATAGTTGGGTGTCGGGAATCCGTTACCATCTGTCGTATACACAGTGTATGTAGCGGTTGACTTGGCTACGTCTATGCCTAAAATCTCATTTGAATATAAATCTCCGGGGCTTTGGTTACTACCAATTATCGTAAACTGACAATTCAGTAGGTTTACTGCAAAACCAGTGGTGGTATTAACTGCTATGTATAGGGAGCCGTCAGGTGGTTCTATAACATGAATAGGACTAAATATTGATAGTGTAGTGTCAATATCCGTCAAGTTATTATCTAAGGTGTTATTAAACCTAACTGTAGAGTAAAAATTTGCTGCCCCGGCTAGGGGGCTTAAATCCTCTGTTATACTGGAGGTGTCGTCCCTCCCTAAAGTCAATATATTAGTTGACGAATTAAGGGTGACAGAGTCTATACGAGGCTGCCCTGTAATAAATGCGTTAGTCCCGTTACCGTTATTTGTTAGTTGAGAGGTTTGTGTTGGGATGGCTGCTAGGATTTGTTCTAGTGCTGCCTGTACATCAGTGGCTGTTAGCCCTGCTATCGCGTTAATCACCACCTCAGCAGCAGTTTGATCGTCTGTGCTGGATGCCGGAATTGTTATCGTTTGGCCGTCTTGAAATGTTATAGTTCCTCCACTCAATATAGCAAAGGTGTTTGTATCTGTATCTACTACAGGTGTAATATCTCTCGTTTGTCCGTCACCAAATGTAATTATATTACCATTGATTATTGCGTTACCTTGCGTAGTGTCAATTGTTTGTCCGTCAGGTAGTGTTATAATCGTACCTGCTAATGTAGCAAAGGTGTCTGTGTCAGTATCTACTACTGGTGTAACATCTATAGTTTGACCATCAGGGAAGTTAATTATATTACCATTGAGTGTAGCAAATGTATCTGTACCTCCCCCACCTAGTGCCAATGCTACTATGTTAGATAGTAAAGCCTGTTTAGTGTTGTTACCATCTTCCGAGTCTGTTATTAGTACTCTGTCTGTACCTACGGGTGTATTTTTTGGGGGGTATTTATTTGTATTACTTATTCTAGCCATGTTATTTCTTTAGTTTAAATGTCTTTCTTAATCCTACCCAGATTGTTTTATTTGTGTCGTATCCTACGCTAAATCCGTTACCTTTCCTATTTTCGAAGTAAATGTCACCTTTCATGGTAAAGTTATTAGGTAACTGTGTCGGTACTCCAGCACTTACTCCTATACCTGCCGATAAGGTAGGTCTTCTATATACAACCTTTGGTGTATAACTTAGTGTTCTTTCTTTAATCTTATAGTCAACCTTAAAATCCAGTAAAGATCCTCTAGTTCTGGCATCCCCAGTAATTATGATTTTATCGTCATTCAGTAGTGTGTCCTTATAAGTCCTAACCCTAATAGCTTCACTATAGAGACTGTCCTTTTGTCTTTGTGTGGCCTCCTCGTACTTTTTCTTCCAAAAAGAATCAACATCTACTCTTTTGTTTTCTCCTACAGGTATCTGTACTACAACTATCTTAGGTTCTACATATCTCTGACCTGACGTACCTTGCTGCTCTGGTACTTTTATTTCTACTGGTTTGGGATCTTCTTTCTTATCTTTTGTGAAAGTCTGGAAGCCCATAATACATATGAGCAAAATTAATAAAATATTTGTTACGTTGAGTTTCATAGGTCCTTGTACTCCTTTCTGGCATCAAAACAGGGACATACCTTAGTCCACTCAAAAGGTTGTATGATCCCATCCTTGTTTAAATCTGGGCTGAAATCTCTGTGTCCCGATATCTTAGCGTCAGGGTAACTACACTTCAAGTTCTCTAATAGGCACTTGAGTGCTTCTATTTGAGCAGAGGTTCTAGTATCTTTTGGTCTATTTATAGAGTCTACTCCTCCTACGTAAGTAATACCTATAGAGTTTCTATTAAAGCCCCTTACGTGTGCCCCTACTTTTTCTTCTGGTCTACCTACCTCTACGTTTCCATTAAGTCTTACTATGTAGTGATAGCCACATCCTGACCACCCTTTTTGTTTATGCCAAGCATCAATTTCTTTGAATCCTATGTCCTGTCCTTCTTTGGTAGCAGTGCAGTGGATTATTAAATCTCTTATCGTCCTCATTTTATGTTTTTAACCCTTAAAGTATTCTTTATTCTTTTATCAAAAATGACTAATAATACCGTTATTGAAAACCCTATGTAGTCTCCTAACTCTATTGTTTGAGGGTCGCCAAACAGCTCGTCGTATATTTTATTTAAGCACGCGTAATACGCTATCATGGGGAAATAGTACCAATTACACCTTACTACCCTCATAAATGCGTAAGTGTAGCACGCAAAACTTATAGACAACCCTTTATAAAAAAATCCGGGTATTACCTCTCCTAAAATCTCGTAAAAAGAGTAGCTCAAAAATGCTACAATAAACCCACACACAAATATAAATCTAACTTTACCCTCGATCATTGGGTCTCCCCCCAACATGATGGTGCGCCTTGGATACCTTTTCATTGGTATTTCCTTTAGTATAGAATGAATAAATATCTTTATCTATAAAAGTAATCCTCATCTTAATAAAAATTGCTATTAAAAATAGAGTGGTTACTGACAACGTACTCATTAATATCAAAACTTTAGATAGTGGGAAGATAGCAAGTAGTGACGCGGTAGCCACGTTAATTGCAAAAATGGCCTGAATCCATTTCCTTTTAAAAACACTTCCTTCCTTACTATTCTTACGCATTTCTGTCATAAAGTAGAAAAGTGTTATTGCTAAACATGCGTGACCAATTCTAATTAATATCTCCATCTTTTATTTCTTTAATAGTTTTTATCGGATTCTTTTTGAATCGATCTCCTAGTGTTATTATTCCTCCTAGTATTCTCATGGATAAAAACCCCACAAGAAAAGATATACCCCTATAGAATGAGTCTCCCACTGAAAAGTAATCTGGCACAAGTGGTGTTAGGTACACTGCTGAGGTGGCTCCTGTTATAACTAACAATAAGCCCCTCCAAAAACCTGCGTTCTTCTCAAAGATCAGTGATGCTAACCCCCCAAAAAAACCGCCTGTTAATAATAGTATTATATCACCGAAATTTGCTAATAAAGTCTTCATCTTTTAATTTGGGATTTTAATTTGTTTACTGTACCATAACCCCCCAAACCAGCGTAAGAAGTAGTGTGTTACATAATTTTTTATCTTCTTATCTGGAGCGTGCGATTTTCTATATTCTAACCTATTATTTTCTGAGTACTTTCTAGCTTCAAATATACTTCCATCGAAGTGCGATATCTCTTTTACTTTGTCTACCCAGAGCTTATCGTGTATAACATCTCCAAGTGCTCCGTCATCCATTGGCTTAAATAACCACCACAACCACTTAGGGATACTGGCACCATCAAAAACGAACCCCTCTTTTATGACCAGTCTTCTCCCATCTGAAAGTTCTATGTCCATGTCTACAATAACTTTCCAGTGTCTAGGGTACCTCTCACTCTTAGGTAATTTTATATGCCATACATAATCAGGTTTATCTAGGTAGTCTATTATCTTCATAGTTTTTTATTTTTCTGCTTACTAGAGAAGACTTAGATATACTAGAATGAATATGTTTTGTATTCCTAATCACTTCGGTTAGCTTCTCCTTACTCATCTTAGAGGCTGCTCTAAAAAGCATTTTAGCTATTCTCTTTCTCATTTCCTAATACAATTTTATTACGTCATCAAAGATACGGATAATAACAGAACCCCCTTATAACGAGGTTAGGTACACTAATGTCTCGTGTATCTTTACTTGTCCATCTAGCGACTCATTAAGTATTGTTTGAACAGTGCCTACTACTTGTTGCTCTTCTGCTCCTAGTCCACTAACATCTATCTGTAGGGTCTCTAATACGGCATCTTTGAACATAGGTGATCCTGTTTCTACAAAATCTTGTTTTTCTTCCTTAAAATAGCTGTATAAGATGTCTACGTAGTGCTCAGCGTTAAATGTCTTAGCTCTACCTTTTATGTCATCAAATATAAACTCCCTTTGTTTTCTAAACCTCGATTGCCATTGAGCCTCTGATAATGATACAGTTTTATCCTTTATACAAAAAATAGATCCGTCATCATTAATCCATTGAAATTGTATGTCTAATTCTTTGTCTTCGTACCTCTCTGTAAATACCCTTTTTACACACACTTCTCCGTCCCTAGATCCAGTAAGATTACTCTCTGTTTTAACGCCTCTTGAGTTATAGGTATCTTGTCCCTTTAGGGGTGGGTTAGGGGCTGTTATAAAGTCTATACTATGTAGTGGTGTTTGTCCGTCCCATAGGATATAGTCGAGGAGTCGTGGATGACCTGATTTATTAACTTCTGCCATTTTTATTATTCTATTAGTTTAGTAACTATGCCTGTTAGTATTGTGAATCTAAATGATGTAAAGGTCACATAAGACCCTTGCATCGCGTTAGTGTAGTTACCTGTTGATTGTACTCTAGGCTCTCCGTTGACAAATACTTCCATAGTGGTTGACGTAAACTCTACAGTTATAAGGTCTCCATTAGCTACCGCAGTACTACTTATACTAGCCCCAGTATCTGAAAATACTTGTAGGCTAGTTGCGTTAGAAATATAAATTCTAGGGTTACCTGCGGTGCCTACATTAGTAGTATTATTAAATCTAATATAACAATAAGCGTTAGTGTCATTATTTGTTACGAATTCGTGTACTATTTTAGTAAAAGCTCCTGTAAAATTACCGTAGAACGCGTGATTATTCCACCCCTCTCCATTATTTTGTTCTGCTTCGAATCTTCCGTCTCCTAGTGTAACCTCATTATTTGAAGGTAGTGGCGTAGGTTGTTGCCAAAGTGACGCTCCAGATCCGTCAATTGTCGGAATTATTTGGACAAGTGTCACCGTATCAAAAGGTAATATAGATACTCCTGAAGTACTACTTATAATAATATCATACTGTTGAGGGATATTGTTTGTAGTCACTTCAAGTGTTATTTCACTAAAACTTTTACTTACTTCTGTTATATCTACCCCTGTATTATCTAGGGCAGATATCTGTACGTCATACACTGAGTCTAAGAACTCCCCTGAGATAGTTACATTAAATGTGTCATTTGTAGGTTTATCTGATATACTAGCTGTCCTTATAATTACCTTAGGGATATAATCGATACTTTTAGCAAAACTTATTAATTCTGTAGTGTCTATATCCATACCCTTACTAGAAAGAGTTTGTCTGAATTCATCTACATTTATACTCTCGAAGTTAACAATATCTCTGAAGTCTATATATTTCTGACCAGTGTCATCTTTTATAATAGAAGAGTACTCTACCAAGTCATTAGCCTCTGCGCTTGTTAAGTTTATTCTCATACTATTGTTTTCTTATTAGGTTTACTACTAAGTTCTCTAATCTTATAATTCTTTCTCTGTCTAATCTTTGTGTTTCTTTAAGATTTTCAAGTAACTTATCCCTCTCATTACGCATCTCTACCTCACGTCTATTTATCTGCTCATTTACTGCCCTTAGGTCAGAGTTATGTCTAGCGTCTAGTCCGTTAACCTTTTCGTTAGTGGCAGGTAGGTTTATGACACTTTCTGTTTGAGCTTCTACATTAGTTACCTGAGCAGTCTCCGCGTTATTAGATGCTAATGTAAGGCCTCCTATACTTAGACCAACTGCTGCTAGTCCCCCTATTATCCAAGTGCCTGTATTACTTCTCTCTTTCTTTTGGTTTTCCATTGTTACTTTTATCCTATTATTTTTTACTCTGCTGTAAATTTATATGTTGCTTCTCTAGCCGTAAACGCTGCTCCTGTCCCTTTTATTGACCAAAAGAGTTGCACTATAAATACCGATATGAAAAAATGTTATTCCTATTCTTAAATTCATTTATCTAACTATTTTTAACCATTGACCTAATTAAATCTTTGTTTTTTTTTTTTTTTTTTTTTTTTTATAGTTCCTATGGTTTTATTTATTAAGGTTTAAGTCCGACAATACTCCAAGCGAATGAAGTGTCTACCGCCCCCCCTGCTGTATCTCGGACTACTGCTTGAAACCCCGTAGTCGTGTCATTTATGTATGTCATTTCTACGTGGCTTCCGTTCCCTGCGACAATACTAATCCCATAACCAGTATTTGCCATAGGGACAGGGAAGTTTACTTGGGCAATACCACCCGGACTATTAGCAACACGCCCCCATTGTTGTCGTTTATTACCTGTGTCGAAATAACCTAATGCTGATTGGTCTTCTACTGGCACAAGGGCAGGGTCTACAACTGTTTTTTGCGCCTTGACTCCAGTCACACGGAATCGCATACGTCCACCTGACGCTGTGTCACCGCTTGATTGCTGATAGGTAAATCCAGTGTCCGCATCAACAACAGTATTAACATTTATTTCAACACCATTTGCAGAAACAATATGTCTTCCAGCGTTAGACTGGAATAACTCAAAGTCTGCTGGAGTGAAGTACACGGTATGAGGGACAACTAACGGCTGCCCTGCATCAGATGTGGTTATATCAAAGCGTAATTGTTCGTAGTTTGCTTTAATGTCTGCCCACGTTTCACCTGTCGAGAATGGATAGAGCGTGTTGTCTGTTCCATCTTCGTAAATTAGCACAACATCTCGGTCTTCAGACGTACTCACCACTGAACCTTCTAAAATATTCCAAAAACCCGTAGTACCATCATCTGCTGTCTCCCCTGTGGTTGCTGCTGTATTAAAGGTGTAAAAAACTACTGAGGGTAACTCAGAAGTAATTTGTCTTACCTCTCCGTCAAGAGGGTTAACTAGTGCTTTAAGTGCTGTTAGGTCTGCTACAGGGGTTTTTAATAATTCAGTGGATAGACTCTCTCCCCCACCAATATTAATTTCACCGAACTTAGATGTATATACTGGATATACATTTGTTGCTTGTAGGTTAGACGCATCTTTACGCCCTACAAAACCGCCTACCTTAATATACCCATTTAGAGCTGCTGGTATTACTTTTCTTTCTGAGAAATATGTCTGTCTAGCAATACCTATAGAGGCGTAGAACTGTTGTCCCAATAGCATCACTGCGTTTCCTGCCTTGTTTATGAATAATTCTGGAAAGGCTGCGTCATTATTAGCTGGTAAAACTGTAGTGGTACCATCTCCGTTATCCGTCCTAGTAAAATCTATCGTAGTAGTCGCTGCTGTGTCTATAGTACCATCCGATAACATTATGTCGAATGTTAGTGGGGTTTGTGCAGCTATAAAATCACTGTCTATTTCGTTATCAAGTGCGTCCCTAGATATTAGGCTACCAGACCCTAGACTAACTGTAAAATCATTATTAGGTACTAAGACCAAGCCCTCCTTGACTATGGTTATCGCATCCACTAGGTCTTGTATGTTTTTTACTCCTGACTCCTCAACTATATCTTCGATACTCTCTCTGGATCTTTGTTTTTCAATCATATCTTAGAATGTTAAATTAGCTTCTCCTTTTAAGAGTGTTATTAAATTAGCCTCATTAGTTATCTCATCTGCTGCCATAAAAATTACGTATTGTAATCCTATAACTCCCCCTGAATAGTTTCCCCCCGAATTAAGGGGTACTTGTTCTGTGTGAAAAGTTAGACCATTTGGATTATTAACACTGTATAATTTAAATGTGATATCTCTGTTTACTCCATTGGTTACATTGGACCAAGTGAGGATTATTGCGTCAGTCCCGGCTAATTCTCCTGCTGTTAAGTTAAGTGTTGTGTAATCGAACGTTGTAAAATTTCCTAGTACATTAGTTCTTATTTGATCCGTTGTAGGGTTATATCTTATTTGTATTGCTGGGTTAGATACCCCGAAAGCTACTCTTTCGCTGCCTATGCCTGCACGATTAAACTCAAAAAATGTAGCTACTCCTACTACTGATTCCGATATAGCTACGGGACTAGAGGCGAAAGATCCTGTCCCAAATAGGGATTCTGATCTTAGTACATCTAAGCCGTTGACCTGTAACCTTTCTACATCTGACCCTGTAGTTTTAGTTAAAGTGTCTGGGTTGTTGAGGTAGTCAGGTAAGTCTATTTCCGTAACGAAGCTTCCTACTGGTTGTAATGATAATGATGGGTCAAAGATGAAGGCTGAGGTTAGTTGTGGATCTACATTAACTAAATCAGGGTTTGTGCTTGGTGTGGCTAGTTGTAGTATCAACTCTCCTGCCACAATCTCTGTAATAGTTATTTCATCCCTTATGTATGCCAGCTTGTTAGATACTTCTTCTCTTGAGAATATGGCATCTTCTGAGGTATAAGTAACAGCCGGATTATTCCCTATTTGTATTGAATACTCTCCCCCTATAACGTTTACAAAAAGATACTTAAGTGTGTTGGCTTGAAAAACCTTTGGTCCACCTATTGGATTTGTTGCCTTGTACTTTATGTCTAAAGTCCTTTCGTCGTACACACTAACTATCTTCTGACCTGCCACAATAGGATCCTGAACTATATTCCTGCTTATATCTAGCCAATCGAAAGTTCCGTCTTGGTAATAAGACTTGTACACTAGTCCTATGATATCATATGGGGCAGCGTTGCTCATAACAAAGAAAGGTTCTGTCTCTAGTATTGTAGAGTTTGGTAATGTGAAGTTCCCCTCTAACTGCTCCACTGTAGCAGTTACGTTTACTGAGGTGCCCGTGTTAAGGTTTGTATATACGTTAGAGATAATGCTTCCGTCTGAAGAATCAATTACTCTAGTATTCTTAATTATCTCATTTCTCAAGAATCCTGTACCATCTATTTTGGCTTTATAGAATATTGTTTGTACCGCATTACCGGAAGGAGAGAATGGAGTAAAATTACCTACTAGTGTGTAGGCTGCTCCTGCACTATCTATATAACTTCTAGTTGGGCTCAAGTCTTCGTAAGTAACTATTTCTCTTATTGGGGTACCATTAGCATCGTCAGTACCAAAATTCTCTTGTATGTTTACATCCGTTTCAGCAGCTAGTAGTGCTCTGATCTCTTCGTTCTTATCTATGTTAGCTTGAAGTAATTCCTCTACTTGGTCTACTTCGTCAATCAATGTAGTTAGTTG